TGCTTCTTGGCAACAGAAACAGTATCAGTTCTAATACCAACAGACTTTAGCTCATTCTGTATGTCAAACGAGTTCCATCGGTCAAATGACACCTGACCAATACTCAATCCTATTCTACGAAGATTTTGAATCCACTGCTTTACTTCTGACAGGTTTACAGGACCTTCTCTACGAGGCTCCCACCATGCCACAGCATCTACTACAACTACTGGAACTACTTGTTCATAGTCCTTAATTACTTGAACAGATACCCACTTTTCTACGTGAGCAATAGCAACAGCACACTTGTCGTGCTTTTGTGCAAGGTCAGCGTGAACAAAATAAGTTTTCTCTGGGTCTGGAACAAATGTCTCGTCAAAGCGTCTGTTGCTGTCTAGTGGGTTTCTGATGCTCATTGCAGAGCGAATCTTATCCTCTTGCTTAAAGAAGCGGTCTGAAGAGAATGTTGGGACACAGGCAAAACGCTGCATAGCATCACCCATATCTGTAAAGAACGCAATCTTAAAGTCTTCAATGCTACGAGTAGGATTAATAACCCAAGTAGGACGCTTGAGAGCAAATACACCTGGAATCTTATATGAAACAATGCTATCTTCGTCCCACTCAATTTCTAGCGTATTTCCTTCTGCAGTTTCTGGCAGTTCTGGATTCATAATAAACTTATGATGTTTTGTAACCACATCTTTTTCTGCAATTACTGTGTCGTATCTGGTAGAAATAAAGTCTCCAGGATAACGTGGGAAGGATAGCAGTGCTACTTTCCCTAGGTCTGGGAAACGAGAGTCTACGGAGGCACGGAAGGCTTTGTAGATGTTGTCTGCTGTCTTACCCTGGTCGTTACCAGTACCAACCTCTGAAGCAAAACCAGAAATCTCGTCAAGTACTGCTAGGATAAGGTTAAGACCCTCGTGAGACTCACGCTCAGAGTGACCAGAATAAACAGTAATAGACTTGTCAAACTCAATCATTTCCGCTTTGGGGTCATATTTACCAGCAAACCATGGTGAACGCTCAATCTTATTTTTAAAACCTTTAAAGAACACGTTCTTAGCCTGAGCAGCGTTAATAGCGATGTTGATAATATCAATAGCATCTCCTGCTGGTTTTCCAAAGTAGCGAGCTGGGTCTTTAAGACAAAGTAGTTTGTAAACAATATAGGCACAAGCTACAGTAGAAACAAAGTCCTTACCAGACCCCTTGCCAAGCTGTAGAATAACCTCATTCTTTGTGTATTTCTTATAATACCTGCGACCCTCTGTGTCGCCCATGATGTCAATTAGGTCTTCCAGTTTGTAGATTTGACTCATGGCTTCAACGATATCGTACTGGTGGCTAGACAACGGAGGCTGTCCTAGATAATCTGCACCTTCTACGAATGTCTTAGCGTCTACTGGAATCTCTTCAAAGTTATTGTTCTTTAGTACTTCAAAGAACTCATTGAACATCATTGACAATTGTAATTACCTCTTGTTCTCTTGATACCGCAGATAGTCTACGCATAATCTCGTCTCTAATCTGTGGATACTCAGAAGCGATGTCACGAAGAATGTTTACAAGAATATCTTGCTTACGCTCAATTTCTAGCATCTCTTCTGCAAGCTCTTTGTTTTCAAGTAGACCTGCTTTTTGTAACATATCGATACGCTTAGATTCAATATCAAGCACTAGTTTAATAGCACTTGTTTTGGCACTTAGGTTTGCTGTAGTGCTTGCTTCATCAATAACTTCATATGCCTTGCTAATCAATTTATTATAATGAGCATCTGCTCCAACCAGTGCTTCTTTTGCTCTAGCACGAATAACAGCGTTATCGGAAGCCATCTGCTTCCACTCATTAAGATATGCAACAACCTTCTGGCGTGGCATAGCAAGCTCTTTAGAGATTTGGGTAGGCTCTGCCCCCTGTAGATACTTTTCTACAACCCTATTTACCTGGTCAAGGTGTTCAATCAGTTGTGCTTCCGTTGACACGTTTACTCCTCTTGCCTCTAGTTGGTACACGCTTTACACGGTCTACCTTGAAAGAACGAAATACAGATGGTACTTTATTGATAATCTCAAAGCAGTCCACCCAACTAGCACCAGTTTCAGTGTTAGTCACATAGTAGTCAACTTTAAACTTACCACCATGCTCGTCCTTAATTTTAATTATATCACCACGATGAACTTCAAAGCCATCGACTAGAAATGAATCTTGTCTACTAAACTTAAGTGAGATTTGTGGTGCTACATATTTACGCCTGCGTCCCATTATTTGTATTGTCCCTCTAGTCGTTTAATCTCGTCTTGGATATAGAAGATAGCCTTCTCTAGGTCTTGAATTGTCTTCTGCTCGTCTTTAAGACCTGCTCGCCATAGATACTTAAACGCATTACCGATATTGAAATTACGATGTCTGGTAATTTGGATACATTCCACTCCAGATGGGTCACTCGTATAATGAGGAGGGTGGTTTACTTGGTCTACTGTGATGTTTAATTTTGTGCTCATCTTTTTGATTTCCAATCTGTTATATATTCGCAATCTTATTTTCTACGACTTTTAGATAGATTAAACTTGGCTAAATAGACATAGATAGTTTCTACGCTAGTCCCGCATTCCTTTGCAATTTCTTGTGGTGTTTTCTTATCTACGTGAAAACGTTTGCGTAACCACTCCTGACTAGTATACAATTTATTTGCCATAATGTCAATACCCAAATGCCTTATCCCAATTTGCCAAAGCCCAGTGACCAATTGCACAGGCATCTGCAACATCATCATCTGTTAGAGCTTTGTCATAATTGATATTAATGTAGTTTATTGTTCTTTGTTTGCGAATGTTACGCTCTTCGTTTTTAAGCCAGGAAACTGACTTGCCAGGATTAGCCTTAACAATCGCTGCCTTTTCTTCTTTGGTTAGCTTTTTATTGTTAATAAAATTCTGCCAAGTCATTGGCGATACAGAACCAATTTTCTTTACCCCAGCCATACCTGCAGCCCCTAGCAATGCTCCCTGCAGAGTAGCAAGCTGTGCTGCTGTCTTAGGACTGTTCATAAAGACTGTATGTTCAATAATAATTGCATCAAAATCAAACTTGTCAAAGAAAGCTTTTGTTTTCTTGGCAGCATCTATAACCTTTTCATAGGTTGTAGTGCCAGCAAAAGTAATCTTGCCACAAGCAATAATATTTTTATTGTCAAATACAGCAAAGGCTAGGCTATTAGTGCTAGCATCAATAGAACAAAATTTTCTTGGCTTATCTTTTAGTTTACTCAGATTCATCTTGTATCATCTTCTTCATATCTTTCAATGCCTTTGAAACATCAGATGGATTTACATCACATAACTCGCATAGCTGTGTATCGTTGTACATTGATAAAACAGTTCCACAGGATTTGCAGAACCGCTTTACCAACGACCTTTTTCTAGCTCTTTCTTTAATGTAGCGTTGAGCAATCTTTTCTTTAGTTGCCAACTCCCTACATTCTGGTGAACAGTAAATTTGATATTTTACTTTTTGTGCGAACTTGTTGTCACACCATTCACAGTGCTTGTTTTTCATCTAACGGCTCCAGAGATTTGATTTTAATCACTCCAGAACCAGCATCTGCACAAGCCTGTTGAATTGGACAGGTTTTGCAAATCTTAGAATTTGAACGGTAGTTCTTTTCAGGCAGGGTCTTATCTTCCCAAGCCTTACGAACATCTCTCATCCATTCAAAAGCGTTCTCTACCCACTTAAAATAGTATTCATTTAACTCAACAGGGAAGATTAGTAATTCATGATTGTTTTTGTTTTCATAAATCAGAATTGCTTTGCTTCTGTTGAGAATCTTCATATAGATAAGCAACTGCACGAGGTGTCCAGTCTTTGGCTTACCAGACATTTTGCGATACTCAAAGCCCTCGTTAGGCATTGTCTTAATTTCGCCTAGGAGTTCCATACTCTCCCAGTTTAGAATAACATCACCATATCCAAAAATTGGTGGGTCATCATATGTAACCTTGAACTCAGAGTCTACCAGAAGCCCTGGAACGTTACCCATAGCCTCCTGAATACGCTCGTGAGACTTTGTACCTGCGGTCATATTTGCACCGCCATAAGCGTCTGCATTGTCCGTAAATACTGCACCCTCAAATGCTAGATACCAGTATCGTGGACATTCTCCATGCGAGAATGCAATGGTGCTAGGTGCAAATGTTTTCTTTGTCTGGAATTTATCTACACGATTTACAATGTATCCAGAATTAATCTTTTCAATCAAAGCTTCTTTGTCAAGGAACGATGCCTTAGCACCTACCTTTTCTTCTACTTTGAGCATTACTTGTTGCAATAGGTTTTTAGCCATAATAAACACTAGCGAGTAATATATTTAAGAGCCGAAACGAGGTTGTTGATAGCCTCTGCAGCGGTATAATAAATATTCTTTTTCGCTCTGTCTCCTTTATCTACGTTGGTTAGCCATGTGGCTTTGAAGGACATCTTGGCTGCAATAGCTTGCAAGCGTACAATCTCCACGGTTGCAACATTTAGTGGAATGTCTGGCTTGATGATTAGCTTGGCAATAAAGGTAAGTGCTGTGGTAAGCTCTTCATCTTCCATATACTCAGCAATTTCTACCAAACCATTGATTTGTTCAATCGTTGTCTTAGTTTCTGTTTCCAATTTAAATCCTTAAATATTGTACTTCTATTATACACTATCAGATAGCATTTGTTCAAGTAGCGATAATTCAATGACTGCCAGTCTTGTTTTAATACCTGAGTCACCAATCACAACTACGATGGCTGGGTCATTGCCATTACGAATAGCATCCGTAACAGCTTTAGCCCAGACATCCTTATTGAGTGTAAATGACTTGCCAACTTCTTTGAAGTCTACTGTAAAGTTCTCCCAAGAAGCATCACCCTTATGAGTTCCACGACCAGAGTTCTTGTGCTGTTTAGCACCAATACGCTTACTCTCGCTCTTCTCGCTCATAATCTTTCTTACTCTTCTTGGTTGCAAGACTTACAATGCTAACGTGCTTTTCTGGACACATCCAAGTTAGCTCTTTAGTTGATGGATAAGAGCGTAGACTCTTTACTTCAGCCTTGCAGGTATGACAGACAAACTTGCCAGGATAGATGTTATACTTCGCCATTTACCTTAGCCTTAATGCTATCCTGTAGGTCTAGGTCTTCTCTTACACGGTTTACGAATGCTTCTCTACCCTGCAACTTAGAGCCATCTGGTAGGACATACCAAGCACCTGTGCGTTCTACAATACCCATCATCTCTGCAGTGTCCACGAGGTCGCCAATGCTATCAACGCCAACGTCCCCACGGAAATAAAAGTCGTACTCCCCAGACTGGAAGGCTGGCGATGTCTTGGAAAACTGGACTTCCCAACGAACTTTTCGTCCAACTTTTTCCTCAATGAGTTTATCTCCAACAGCAATCTTTCCTTTAATAGCCTGATTGTCTGATTCGGAACTGAATAGCTTGATAACTGTCGATGAATAAAACTTAGTAGCTTGACCACCGCTAGGCTGCTGAGAAGTATACATAGCACTAATATTATTCCTAGACTGAGAAATAAGAAGAAGAAGAGTAGGCTTAACTTTGTTATTAGCGTAGTTAAGCATCTTCCAAGCGTTGCTAAAGTCTCGTGACTCAGCACCAATCTGCTTTGTGTTTTCCAGTTCCTTAAGTTCATCAGTACCCTTTTCAAAATAGATTGCTGGTAGTAGTGATGTGATGGAGTCAACCACGATTAGGTCTACTCCTGCATTCATAAGTGCTGTACCAACGTCTACCATTTCATTAATGGTACGAGCCTGTGAGACAATAAGCTTGTCTGTATCGACACCTAGAGCCTTAGCCCACTCTTCAGAGTAAGACATCTCTGCGTCAATCCATGCACACAATTTGCCTTCTTCTTGTGCTAGAGCAATTGTCTGTAGACACATTGAGGACTTAGCACTTGACTTGCTACCCCAGATAAGAACCTGGCGACCATAAGGCAGTCCACCGTTTAATGCACGATTTAGACCAAAGCTAGGTGTGGGCTGATATGTAGTTTTAAATCCTACACCTGTCGTAAGACGCTTACGAATCTTTGGGTCTAGTTGTGCCAATGCTTCTTCGATAGTTGTCATTAAAACTTTACCCCATGTCTTTCTGGACGAGTCTTATTAAACCCTGTCTTATTTTCAAATGCATAGTCTAGTGATACTGCTGTATATCCGTGCTCTACTAGACCTGCATATAGGTCAAAAGTACGGATGAGAATGTCTGCCATTTCATCTGCAACCTCTTCTGGACCACGATTCTTTCTGATAGCTTCCATAACTTCTACAGCCTCTGATACAATCATCATTAGTTGCTTAGTCATAAAGATATCTGTTTGTTCCTGTGTAGCATCTTCTACAACGCTCCAAAAACCTTTTTCTACTGCTGTTTCATGCAGGTCTTCTGCAATTTCATCAAACATTAAATACATCCTCCATAATTGTTGTTCCGTCTTTAGTTTTACCCAAAGAGAATTTATAAACGTTACCCTCGTCAATCTTCATGTAAGCCTTGGAGAAAGCCGTAGGAAACACTGTAACGCTGTGTAGCTCTCTAGCAGCGTCTGCTAGGACTAGCGAAGCCATCTTCTTGCCTGTCTTGGTAACACGAGGCTTGAACGATACCACGAAGAGTTCATCCTCTTTGTATGGCAGCATTCGGAAGTTAAGAATCTTAATCAATCCTGTTTGATTTCCCTTAATCTCGTCTGCAGGAATAGCAGTAACAATCCTGTTATCACTTGCAAGAACAATATATGTACGACCAGCCTCAATGGTTGACTGCTCTTCGTCGAAGATACCAACACTACCAGTCTTATCTAGAATCTCAACTCGTGACCATCCTTTGCCACGCTTGGTACCCTTTACCATACCCATAAGAATAAACGAACCCTTTTCCTCATACTCTTCTACGTCATTAATAAATGCATGGTAGTGCTGTGGAATTGCTACATTGAATTCTGGTAGGTTAAGATACTCATAAAGATTTTCTTTAATTTCCTCATCGTTGCGTGGATTGTCTTCAAAAGTAGCAGCACCAACAAGACGAAGAGCTTGAAGGGCACGACTATTAACACCATTCCCTTTACCAAAAGTAAACTCCTCAAGTTGTTTGTAGGAGCTAAAAGGGCGAGCAGCAATATACTTAGAAGCAATGTTGTCAGAAATGTATTTGATTGCTGAAAGCCCAAAACGGATTCCCTTTCCTTCGATTGTAAAGTCAATGTCTGAGTCGTTGATGTGTGGTAGGCGGATAGGAATACCCATACGCTTTGCTTCGATTAGATACTCTGTACGAGCATCCTTGTCTCCCTCGTTCTTGAGCAATGAATACATAAACTCAATAGGATAGTTGTGCTTTAGCCATGCTGTCCAGTATGATAGCGTTGAATAGGCTACAGCGTGTGACTTGTTGAACGAGTATCCTGCGTGAGCCTCAAAGTCGTGCCACAGTTCTTCTGCAATGTTTGGAGACAGATAACGTGAAGCACCTGCAACGAATTGGTCTTGGAACTGCTTAAATTCCTTAGCATCTTTCTTCTTACCAATAATCTTACGAACCTTGTCAGCTTCAGCCATAGTCATGCCACCAAGTTCTGTACAGGCAAGCATAACCTGTTCCTGATACAGAATACATCCGTAGGTTTCTTGGGTGAATGCCTTTAGAATCTGGTGCTTGTAGTCTAGATTCTGCTTACCATGCTTACGAGCAATGTAGTCTTTACCAATGGTGTTCATAGCACCTGGGCGAACTAGAGCGTTAGAAGCAGCAAGTTCTGCAAAGTTCTTGACACCCATCTTAACCAACAGGTTGGTATAAGGCGTAGCTTCACATTGGAAGACACCCTTAGTAAAACCATCGGACAGCATGGCATAGACGTTCTTGTCTTCCATATCAATCTTGTGTAGGTCAATCTTGGTTCCAGTACGTTCTTCAATAATCTTGGTAGTGTCTTGAATAACAGATAGGGTCTTTAGACCCAAAGCATCAATCTTAATAAGACCGATACGCTCTGCTTCTTCCATGTCTACCGCCACAACAGGGATACGCTCTTTATTGCCAGGACTGGTGCGTGTCTCTAGTGGGGCAAATTTGAAGATAGGCTCTTTAGAGGTTACAACACCTGCAGCGTGGATACCAGTACCACGGATACGACCACGTAGTTGCTCTCCATACTCTTCAATCTCTGGGTACTTCTCACGGAACTCTGCAGTTGACTTAGAAGTTAGATATTCATCCCAGTCGTCTACAAGCTTAAGAACCTTATTAACGTCAGGTAGTGGAATATTTAGAACACGAGCAACGTCACGAACAATACCCTTACCCTTGAACTCAAGGAACGTAGCAATAGACGCAACGTGACGATACTGACGAACTAGGTAGTCCTTTACCTCTTCACGACGTGAGTCCTGAATGTCTGTATCGATATCTGGGAAGTCATTACGCTCTGGGTTAATGAATCGGAAGAACAAGAGACCGTGCTGAATTGGGTCTACATCTGTAATACCTAGGGCGTAGCAGAGTAGTGAACCAGCAGCCGAACCACGTCCTGGTCCAACCATAATGCCTTCTTTTTTAGCCCAGTTAATCATATTACGAACGACTAGAAAGTAAGGACCAAAGTTTTTGTCACGGATAACGGATAGTTCTTCGTGTAGTCTTTCCAGATATTCTGGCTTAACTAGACCTTTTTGATTAAGACCTTCTAGGGCAAGTTCCATAAGCTCTTCTATTGGATTTACATACTGTGCTGGTAGTAAGTCTAGGTGGTCTTGGATATCGTAGTCTTCAATCTGGTCAGCAATGTCCTTACTGTTCTGGTACATATCCTCACGGTCAATGCCCTGAGCAAGCATGGCATTACGCATCTCTTCATCGGAGAGCAGGTGAATCTCAAAGTTCTTGAATGACATCTGACGGTCTGCACCATACAGGTAATCTAGCTTATCCATAAGATTGTCATACTTCTGTGTACCTGCAAAAGTAACATCTTTCTCAGTTTTATTAGAGTATGAGTTTAGAATTAGTTTAAGTTCCTGGATGTCACGTTGTGACTTATCTGCGTGGTGGCAGTCTGGAGTAATGACAGGTTTAATGCCAAATTCATCAGCAAGGTCGAGCAGCATCTTATTTACTTCTGCTGGGTTATGTGGCATAACCTCAATGTAGTAATTGTCGCCAAACTCTTTCTTAGCCCACTGAATGTGTTCTTTTGCTACAGCAAGATTGTCTGCCTCAATTGCCTTGCAAAGAAAACCAGAAAGACATCCAGAAGTGATAACAAGACCTTCTTTATACTTAGCAAGAATGTCCCAGTCCATACGAGGCTTCTTAAAGAATCCTTCAGTCCAAGCAAGTTCATTTAGCTTGTTAAGGTTTTCTAGACCTTTTGCATTCTTAGCAAGAATAATAAGGTGGTTATAGTTTAGGTCTAGTAGGTCAGTCTTGTCTTTATCTTCGTGGTCAAATCGGTCTTTACAAATATACCCTTCGACACCAAGGATAGGCTTAATACCTGCTGCTTTGGCAGCACGATACATCTCACGGTGTCCAGATAGCGAACCGTGGTCAGTAATTGCAATAGAAGTCATGCCAACTTCTACAGCACGGTCAACGTACTCTT